CCTATGGATATTACTTGATCTCCATTTAATTCATAAAATCCATCATCTGCATAAAAGAATACTCTACGATTATCTTGACAAACAGTTCTTCCTAATACAGCACCTCTGTTTGGTGATATTACTGATAATCTAAATACAGTTGCTCCGCCAACATAATCCATACGAATAATTTGATTTTGTCTAAATACATATCCTATTTCTCCAGATGTTATATGAACTATCTGTCCACCTGAACCAGGTAAGTCTTGTAAATCAGATTGTTTAGTACCAGCTTCCCAAGTTGTAAGATCATTAATACCTGACCATTGAATACGATTTGAATTATTTGTATGATTACCTGTTACAAAAAAATCTCTAATAACACCTGAAACTTTAAAAACAGGAACTGTACCACTTGATCCAATAGTAGATAAATTTGCAAAATTAGTTGAAGTACCCATTTGATAATATTGTGGTGCATCTTTACCATTACTAGCAACAACAAATTGTCCAAATTGTGTAAATGTAAAATAGTCTGTATCAGTTCCTGTTAGACTTGATTTTCTTGAAGTAAATGTACCACCATCAAGTTGAAAAATATCTGTATTGTTTGCAACAAAATTAAATACGTTATTTGAGTTATCTCTAAAAGAACCTGCACCCCTACTGTTTGCACCAATATTATTTGATGAATAAGCAACTAATGAAGGAAATCTTTTATATGATTGAGCTGCAAAATAAACATTGTTAGCAGTGTTAGCACCAGGATTTAAATACTCAGGTTGATCTGGTAGCCATTCTCCAAAAGGTATTTGCATTATTCTCCTATTGGTTATTATTTGTTACTGCAACATAATTATCATTAAAAGAACCAGCAACAGTAACATCACCTCTTTGTTGTAAAGGAGCATTACCATATTGATCTTCTCTGTCGTTTCTTTCTAGTCTTTCCATAGCTGTTGTGTACATTCCTTGCCATTGTTGAAGTCTTGCAGGATCAACACCACCTAAAAAATTAGCAGCATGATATAAAGAACCATATAAATAAATTGCAGGATGATGAGTTAAAATATAATTTGATGTATTTGAATCTGATAGTGCTGCAAACTTAGCATAGTAATTTAATGTTCCTGTGTATGCAGCAGCAGGAGTAGGTGCAAATCTAAAATTATCTCCTAATATAGTATAAGCTGATGGCATCCCAGATGTAGAACTACCTTTAATTTGATCCATTTGAGCTGGAGTAATATATTTTAAAGCATACTTAGTTCCACCTTCAGTAATAAAAAAATCTCTTACTTGTAAAAAATCAGCAGGAATAGATTCTGTTTCGGAATCAATAGTAATAGAAGTAGATGTAATCATTTTT